CTATTAAAACAATAAAACTTATGGAAATTGTAACTGTCAAATCAAAACACTTCGGTGAGTACAAAGCATTTAAGAATGAAGAATCAAAGTCAGCATTTAAAAATAAACTGACTGAGGCTTATCTCGTTAAGCTATTAAAGAGTGATGTGGTAGTGGATGTTGGTGCATACATTGGTGAGTATTCTATGTATGCTGCAAGTGAGGGTGTTAAAAAAATATTTTCCTACGAACCTACACCATCAACATTTAAAGTACTTACTGATAACTGCAAAAAATTCCCTACTATTATAGAGACAATCAATGCAGCTATTGTAGGGGATAAGTCTAAAACTGTTCAGCTATCATATACAGAAGGTAGTGTTGGAGTTACTAACTCAATTATAAAAAGAGCTGGTAAATCAAGCATAGTCACTGTAGCTGCTATAAACTACACACAAGCTGTAAAAAATGCGACAGTTGTTAAGATAGACTGTGAAGGGGCTGAGTACCAATTTGATATTATACAGCCAAAACTACGTGCTATTATTATAGAGTTTCATCCAATAGTTGGTGAAGACTGGCAGGCTAACGCTCGTAGTATAATGTCTAAGATTAAAAAGGCTGGTTTTAAACCATTAGCTGAGCCTAAATTTGAAAATGGTTGGGATATGCACGCTGCTTACATTAAAAAATAATAATCTATATGAAAAAGAAAGAAAAACCAAAACCTACTAAACGAGTTAAGACTGATTTTAATCTGCATATGAAAGGTATGCCAGAGTTTAATCAGCCTAATATAAAGCCAGTAAAGCAGCTTACTGTTAATTTCATGACTAATGAAGATATGCATAAGTTTTCAAAATTAGTTGGGCAGCAAGTAACGGCCAAAACGCGCTCTATATACTACCCTGAAATGAAAGAAGAAAATGCCATTGATAAACGATGGAGCAAATGACACCCAGATATCCTATTTATATTATATCAAAGAGTCGAGCTGACTCAAGATATACATCAAGAACACTGGAGTATATGAATGTCCCATATACCATTGTTGTAGAGCCGCAGGAGTACCTTGACTATGCCAAAGTGATTAACTCTAAGAAAATCCTGGTGACTCCATTCAAAAATCTTGGTCAGGGCTCTATACCGGTTCGTAACTTTGTTTTTGAGCACGCTATAAAATCTGGCGCTAAGAAACATTGGGTACTGGATGACAATATTAAATGGTTTTACAGGCTTCATAACAATATGAAGATACCATTAAACTTCGGCGCCTGCTTTAATGCTATTGAAGACTTTGTTGACAGGTATGAAAATATTGGGCTTGCTGGTATGCAGTATGATTACTTTGCTCCTCGCAAAACTAAGATAAACCCTTTCATTCTTAACACCAGAATTTACTCATGTATACTTATTAACCATGACATTGGATTAAGGTGGCGTGGTAGATACAATGAAGATAGTGATTTAAGCATCAGGGTACTTAAGAATGGGTGGTGTACAGTACTTTTCAATCAATTCTTATGTGGTAAGGTACCTACTCTTAATATGAAAGGTGGTAACACAACCACCATTTACAACACTGGTGATAACCGTAAAGAATTTGCAGAGTCACTTCGTAGGCAGCATCCTGATATAGTTACTGTCATTCAAAAGTATAACAGATGGCATCATAGTATCGACTTTACAGGCTTTAAAAACAGAGAGCTAAAGTTCAAAAAAGGAATTAAGCTACCAAGTACACATAACAATTATGGAATGAAATTAATTAAGTTCAATGAAAACCAATCAATCTTTAACAATGAAAAATAAACCATCAATTCAATGGTCTGTCGTACGAGTCGACATCTCCAAGATAAAACCAACACCTAATAACTTTAAACTGAAGACTGAAGACGGCACAGCGCGCTTCAAAACCTCAGTAGATAGCTATGGGTTGGCTGGTGCTGTAATACTCAACGCAGACTTCACACTCATAGATGGTAACACCAGGGTGGAGAAAGCTAAGGAGATGGGTATTAAAAAAATTGACGCCTCCATGCCTAATCGTAAGCTCACACCAAAAGAGTTCAGTGAGTTTTCCGCTATGTATGATATGGCACGAGCTGGTGAAGTTGATGTGTTACGTATCAAAGAGGAGCTTGGTGATACTGCTTCATTTTTCAAGAAATGGGGCTTTGATATGCCACAGGTCGCGCTTGCTAAGTTAGCTGAGATGGAAAAGAATGAGAAGGTTATCAACCCAACTGCTGCTCGTAAGATAGCAGACGAAGCGAAAGAGATTGAGACAGCCAGAATAACACTCCTATTCACTCCTCCAGAAGCGGAAGAGTACATTAAGCTGTGTGAATCACTATACAAGCAATTCAAAACAGATAACGTTACTGACTTATCACTAAAGGTGATGAGATACGTGCGCAAGTCAATTAAAAAGTAAAACTATTTAAACCCCCATATTTATGAACAAGCAAAAACAACCATTCAACTTTAGTGAAGCATACTTTAAGAAAAATGATGAGGCTAAGCTAAAGCAGTTAAGAAAATTTAAAGAGGTAGTACCTTCAGCAAATAAAATTCTCATTGTTGAAAGTAAGGTTACTAAGCACAAAACAATTTTTGGATTAGAGTCAGATGGTGAGTACTATGATAGTAAAGGAGGATCGCTAACTAAAATTCTTGAAATGTCAGCAGCGTTAGGAAATTCTAAAGTATCTATTTATGCGGGAAAAAGAGTTTGAGGCACTCCACAAACGTGGCTTTGTCATCTTGCAAGCTTCGCGATCCACCAATGCACCAATCGGTTGGAAAAACTTAGTGACTAAGAAGTGGGGTTATGTTAATGAAATGCAAGACCCTGCGCTGGCTGTATATAAGAATACGTTTAATTCAAAAATTCTGGCGCGCTCACACTGTGGTTTTTATCTTGGTCATGGCAATCTATGCTGTATTGATTTAGATACAAAGAAAGACAGTGTTGAGCGTGCAGAGGTAGAAAAGTTGGTTGCTGCTATTACCAAAACATTAGGAGATTATGTTGTTGTTGAAACTACTAAGTCGAATGGCTACCATATTTACTTTCTCTATGAGGAGCGATTACCAAACAATCCTGACTGGACAGGTATTAAGAAAGATGGTAAGTCAAATAACTGGCTAGAGCTATACTACTCTAAGCGGTTTATGGCGTGCTATCTTTCCAATTCTAAAAAGTATAATCTCATTCACGGTGAAATACTTAAGATGAAGATGATGAAGACTAAGGAGCACAATAAACTCCTTAGCTTCATTGAGCCTTATAAAGGCAAAATTGTTGAACGCAAAAAAAGTTCGCGCAAAGCACCAGAGATTGACAAAGAGGTATGGGAGCAGACTGAAGCGTATGTGAAGCAGTTGGAAACACAAGGGCTCGACATTACAGGTGACAATCCACAATGGTTTAAGATTGGTAAGGCATTTGCCAGTGCATTCGGTTTGAAAGGCTTTGATTTATTTAATCGCGTATCACAATTCTCAGCGAGCTACAATGCTGATACAGTTGAAGATACTTATAAACGTTACGTTGAGGATGACAGTCGCAAGCGTGATGAGAAAATTACCATCCGCACGTTCTTTAAGATATGTCAAGATGCTGGGCTAACTGATTTAAAAACACTTCAAACTCTCCAGCTGCATCCTCCATCTGATGTAAAAGAGTTTCAGCTTGAGTTACTCAAGAAGGAGACTATGGGTGAGCACTCACATACTGTAGTGACTGAATTTCTTAAGTACAACCCTATCATCACCATTGATAAAAGTAGTTTCTACATTTTCGAGCAAACGCATTGGGTGAAGCGTGGACCGCGTGAAATTGTTGAGCTGATTAATAGCTTTGTGGATAGGTCTACCATTGATCCTCGATTTATAAAACGGCTAAGGACTATCCCATATCTTAAAATGATGTTGGAAGAGATTGCACTTGTTACCCATCGTGATGCAATAGAGCCAGTAACAGGTAATCTAAAAGATGGTGTGTTTGTTAACATGGAAAATGGCATCCTCCACATCAATCTTAAGACTGGTAAGCGTAAGTTGTTAGATCATGAAGCTGGTTATTATTTTACAACCATCTTACCATACTGCTACGAGCCGCAGGCAGCGTGCCCACGCTTTGATGATTGGATGGCTAAGCAGATACCGGATGAAACACTACATGAAGCATACTATGCGTTCGTTGCGAGCTGTCTGACTAAGCATAAGGCTGATATTATAATGATGTTAGCTGGTGAGACAAGCACGGGTAAGAGCTCACTGATTGATATTACTCGAAGGGTTATTGGTATAGACAATTGTGCTGCAATTTCAGCCGGCACACTTTTTTCCGGCGCTCCCGATGCAGCGACTCAAGCAATGCAGATGGAAAATAAATTGCTCGCATACGATTTCGATTCGCAACCATTCAAACATTTGGAAATGCTGCTTAAAGTTGCTGCACAAGAACCTATCATTGGTTGGCAAATGCATGTTACTAGACGACCAGTAGTAAATTACGGGCGCTTAATGCTTGCAATGAACCCTTATAACTACTCAGTCTTTAATGCTGCTGTAGCGCGGCGCTTCGTTACAATCAACATGGATGTACAGGTAGAGAAAGATAATACTGTCATACCAGCTATCTACGAGAATGAGTTGGCGGGCATCTTTAATCATGTAATGAATATAGGGATGAAACATCTTATAGAAAATGGTGGACGCATTAAAGTTACCGGTGAGATGAAGAAAGCGACGCTTGATTTTCATTTAAACAATCGCGATGCTGTAAGGTGGCTAAATGAAAAATACGTTGCGCTTAAGCCGCCGCTTGATACTGATAAGCGTTCAACTGCCGAGCAGAAATTGCTTAGAGCTAATCCAGAAGTTAATAAACTTATCTTCACTAATACTGGCGATATGTATAAAGAGTACCGTGCGTGGCTCGAAGATACTGAGGGCTATCCGTCCGGAAAGATTCAACTACGTAAGCATTTCGTTGCCGATTTAGAATTATATGGTGTAAAAGAATCACTCTATAAGCAGGCTGGAAGTGTACTGAGAGGAGTCTATTTAGGGGTAAAAAAGCAGTGATTTTTACCCCTAAAAAAGTTGTTACTAAGCGTTTAAAAAGTTGTTACTAAGGATTTTTGAGCGAAAAATAGCACAAAAATGATAGTAGAAATCGTAGCTCAATTCTCAAAAAGTTGTTACTAGTGTTACTAGTGTTACCGTAACTAGTTGATAATTAGCTTAGTAACACTAGTAACAAAGTAACAGATATAGAGAGATTTATAAAAGAGTAACTCTATAGAAAGTAATAGAGAGAAAAAGTTGTTACTAGTGTTACTAAGGATTTTGGAGGGTTTTTAATTGTCACGGAAAATGAGTATATTCTACTAGCAGAATGGAGGTAGCGGCGCGACTTAGTGTGTACAAGTTTTTTACAGCTTATTTTTTGAATGGCTAAAAGGAGACCAGGTAATCCAAACATTGGTAAAGAGGGTAAGAAGTACCAGTGGAAAAAAGGACAGTCAGGAAACCCTAATGGTCAACCACGTAAGCTTCCCTCACTAACAGCAGCGCTCACAAAAGTTTTTGGTGTTACAAGTGATGACGATATTTCAAAAGTTGAGTTGATACTGGAGGCTATGTATAAGCAAGCGATTAAAAAAGGTAATGTGCAAGCAGCTAATTTAATTCTTGATCGTATGCATGGAAGACCGAAGCAAGCTGTGGAAATTTCCGGCACGCTTCAAGCGCGTGAAGAGGTGAGTAAGTTAATGCCGTTTGCGAAACCGAAGAAATAAAATAACACGCATGTCTGCCCTTTTATTGTGGGAAATGGACGGAAGGACACCGACACCCTTCGCTAAAAAAAGCCGGGGCGTGTTATTTTTATTAAACTGAAAAAAGTAATATGTTTGACACACTAGAAAAAATTTACCTGAGTAAAAGAAATGAAAACAATCGTAATAGAGTTTAAGAACTTAATAGTCCTAAGCGTGGTGTACTAATTACATATCCATGTGGGACGACTCGCTTTATAGCCAACTCGTGGTATGTAGACATTGACATTAATCAACTATAATATGTATAGAGTAATAACTAAACAAGGTGTTACATATAGAGTAGTAAGATCATGGAAGCATTGGAACATGAATGTAGATTTTTTAGAGTTTACATGGGATGGCGGTAAAATTTTTATTATACCCATAGCCAGTATTGAAAGTATAGAAGAGTTATGAACTATGGGAAACATCTTGTTATTTGTTTTTATCTACTGCTTAGTTGCTATGGTAATAGTCAGGCTATTCAACAAGTACAAGCACATCGAATGAGTGATATAGTAATTAATCCTAATCTACAATTCTTAGTGGATGAGTTCAACGCGGGTAAGTCTGGCGTTGTGCAGGAGGGATCGTCTCGTAGTGGTAAGACATGGGCGGACATTGATTTTATTATATGGCTCTGCTCATCAGTAGAAACAAACGCAACAATCAACATCATTAAAGAAACTTATAAGAGTTTCAAGACAACGCTCTATGATGATTTTAACAGGCGCTTACCAATGTTTGGTATCTCATCACCATTCGTTGATCGCTCAGACGTTGCACGCTTTGATTTATTTGGTAATAAAGTTAATCTGCTTGGCGCCGATAGTGATACTGTTTATCATGGTGTATCATGCGATTATTTTTGGATTAACGAGTCGCTTGACGTGTCTCAACAAGTATTCGACCAATCAGAGCAGCGATGTCGCAGATTCTGGTGGCAAGATTATAACCCAAAGGTAACAGAACACTGGGTTTATGATAGGGTGTGTAAGCGCAGCGATGTTGGATTTATTAAGACCACGATTTTGGATAACCCTTTCGTTAGCGAAATGGAGAAGCGTAAGATACTTGGTTATGAGCCCACCCATCCAGACGATCGCGAACTGCCTATCTCCAAACGCAGACCACACCCTACTAATATACTGAACGGCACAGCGGATGACTACATGTGGAATGTGTATGGACTTGGTTTGCGTTCAGCTCCTGAAGGATTGGTATTCCAACATGTTGAATGGATTAAAGACGCAGACTATCCAAAGATCGACAAGCAATTCTATGCAATGGATTTTGGTAGTGTTGATCCTACTGTGTTAGTTCAGGGCTGTGTTATTGGCAAAGACTTATATCTCAAAAAATTATTTTATGAGCCGTGTGACTCACCCGACAAAATTGCGAGCTTAATTGATGCGCACGGTAAAAGTAAAGAATTAATATGGGGTGACAGTGCAAGCGCAGGACACATTAGTTATTTAAGACGTAAACACTATAATGTATATGGTGTTAATAAACCAGCTGGCTCAGTTGCTTATGGTGTATCATTGCTCAAGAACTATAAAATCCATATTGTTGATTGCCCTGAATGGAGAAAAGAGCAGACGAGTTATAAGCATCGTGTGATTAATGGAGTGAAGCAGGAGCAAACCTTCGTTGGTATTGATCATGCATGGGATGCGGCAAGATATTTAATAATGGCAAACTTTACTTAAGTAAAATATTATGGAAGAAGTAACTAAAATTTTGGTTGACTTAGTTAATACCATCAATGAATATGATGCTAAGTTTGCCATAAACCGTTCGGAAGAGGAAGCGCCTATTGAGTTAAAAGCATATTGGAAAGCAAAGGATATTGCTGAGGAGTACATAAAAAATATAAGCTGATATGACCATTTGGCAATACGGAGTACAAACATTTAACAATATGTTTCGCGTCAAGAAGGATGGGAACAAGTTCTTTTATGTTGCATCCAAGTATAACGCATGGGAAGAACTTTCCTACATCAAGGCGTATCTGGAATTGCCCGAGCTCAACGCAGTCATCTCTACGAGTGCTCGCATGTTTGGTAATGGTGTGATTAAAGAAGTGGATGATAATGGTAAAGAAATTGATTCACCACTAGTAAAGAAGTTACGCAATCCAAATTGGATGCAGAACGGTCAGGAATTTTTACGCCAGACAAAAATTTTCCGCGGCATCTTTGGTAATGAATACATCTATGAGTTGTTGCCTTTCGGTATGGATATGGAGCTAGCAAAAAAATCTGCTCTATATACTATACCATCCAACTGGATAAAGCCTAAGTACGATCAGGACAAACCA